TTCAAGGGAACTCCCACTTCCTTTGCCATCATAGCACAGTACCAAAGTACGTCACCTATCTCTGATGCTATAGCAAGTTTCTTTACTTCAAAGTCTTCCTTATCAGCACCATCACGTATAAGTTTCTTTACCTTCCCTGCAACTTCTCCTGCTTCACTTGTCATACCTAATGCTAAGTACTCTAGTGCTTTGTCTTCAGGAAAGACAGCAGTCCATCCTGCTAGTTTTTCATACAGGTCAGGTGTTATAACCTCTTCAATAAATAACTTATCTTTCATGTATTTCCTCGCTTCTTCTTCTAGTTTCATTTTTCTTTACTTTCTCTAACTTTTGGTAGAATGAGGTGTTAAAACCTCTAAGCCACTCACGTGATTGCATACTATTCGCATGATATGGATTAGTAATCTTACCTCTCTTGAAGTCTGTCATACCCTTAGTAAACTGTATCTTTAAGGGTGCATCATACTTACTTAGATTTGGATTCCTTTTTCTGCTCTTCAATGGTTTCATTTTGATTCCTTTCTAAATACTTTACTAAAACATTTAATTTACCATTATCACTATCTAAGGCTGCTAACTCTTTTTCTATAGTATCTATTATAGTAGGATGGTCTCCAACACCAACAGGATTAGTCATCATAACTTCTATATTAGCTATATGACTATTCATCTGTCCTAGCAGTTTAGTTTTAAGTGCTCCAATTATCATATCTCTCATTTTATACTCCGTTTAGGTTTAGGTTTCAAATGTAAAAACTCTCGTATATGTAACTTCCTACCACGAAAGAAAACTATTAAGTTTATTGTAGTGTTGATGGAAATGGCGATTAATAACCACCACTGCCACCAAAGTAATTCATTCCCCTCTATCATTAACTAGCTTCTATATCAACAAACTCACATGAATCAGCAGTACAAGCAAGTTCTCTACCACCTGTAGTAGTATCTTCCTTCTCATAATCTGCTAACTTAGACCAATCAATAGACTTAGGCATTATCTGTTTTAACTCTAAGTACTCTTCTCTTTCTATATCCTGATAAGGTGCTTGAGCATATGTATGGTCACTAAAAGGTAAAAAGGATATACCTGATACTTCATCAAAGTTATCATATACCCATGCTCCCACTTTCATCCACTCATCTTCTTTAACAGACACAGTAACAGAAGGCTTATGCTCACACCAATGTCTTTGGAACATGAGCCAATACTCTAACTGTTCTATAGCAGACATCTCTGTTCTTGTAGTAGCACCATCAGGTGACTTCATAGGAAAGCTGAACACTGTTGTACTGTCAGGCTTCATAACACATGGCTCACTTGGTATGCCACTATCTTTCATAAACTGTGTGAGTGGGTCTTTGTTATCGCCACGTACAGTTCTAATGTAGTAATCATTATGTCTAGCATGAATACCTGAAGCACTGTCAACTAATTGACTAACTGTACCACTAGGTTTAACACAAGTGATTGCAGTTGACTGTGGAATACCTAAGTCTTTAGCCATCTTCTTGTTAGTTTCTACTGCTACATCTTTTAGTATTTGTAGTATTTCTTCAGTCCATATAGGGCAGTCAAGAATACCTGTTAGGGAAACTCCTAATAGTCTTTCTTCTTCCGTATTATCTTTCCATATCTTTCTTAGATATTTGAAGTTAGTTAAGGTAGACTGAAACGTACCTAGGATAGTAGCCATACGTACCTTTTCTTTTAAGGATACTAAGTCATCTGTAACTCTACACACAACTTCTGTAAGATTACAGAACTGATATGGTCTAAGTATAATCTCACTACATGGATTACAACCAAAGTAATGGTCTGCATCTCGTCTGCCATTCTCAGATGCTTTGACTTGAGCAGCTTTTCTATTGAAGATACCACGTTCACCTGACTTAGATTCGTATAAGGATGTCCATTCTCGCATGAATGTACCCATCTCAGGCTTACCTTTAAATGCTACAGAGTTATTAGCCAATGCTCTCTGTCCTTCATTCTCCCACCATTGACCTGACTTAGCATGTCTCATTTGGTCATCACCTAAGTTAGACAATGATATAAGAGCAGAACGTCTGACACCACCTACAACTACAACTTCACCTATCTTGCACATCAAGTCGTGGCACTCAATAGGAAACAATCGTCTGCCTTTAGCACCCTTGAACTTCTGTATGCAGAATTGAAACAACTCAACTAATGGAGCAGGTCCAGATGCCCTACCACCAAATGTCTTGAGCCTTGCACCTGCTGGTCTTACTTGTGACACATCCCATGTAGGCACTTGTCCTACATATAACATAGCAATAAGTTCTCTCAATGCCTTTGCCCAACCGGGTCTGCTGTCACCAACAGTTATGATAGTAGTGCTGTCCTCAAAGTGTTCATTAACTATGGGTAGCTTGTCTACATTCTCACGTTCAACAGAGAAGCCAACACCTGTGCCACACATAAGTATGTACATACATTCATCAAATGAACGTGGACTATCTACAGGTATATAGCTACAGTTGTAACCACCTACGTGGCATCTATCTAATGCAGGTCCTGATGTCATCAAGGCTCTCATACTAGGCATAACACCTAAGTTCATTATCTGTGTGTTTAACTTTTCTTTTAATGCTTTTGTCAAGTCATATTTATGATTATCTTTAAGGTGCTTAGTCATGTAACTAAAGTATCTGTCTACTGTCTCACCCCAATTCTCTCTGCGTTGTTCATCGTCTTTCCATCTTGCATAGCGAGAGAGTGCTATAAAGTTTTGGTAATCTGTTGGTAGGTAGTTGCTTATCATCTTTTACTCCGTTAGTACTTTAATATGGGATATTTTTACACCCTCTAAATCGTGAAATAATTCACGCATATAATCTTCAAAATCTTCTGTTACATCTCCATCTGAAGGAACAGGGTACTCATCAGGGTCAACTGAAAGAGTTACCATAATTTTAACTTTCATCAATAACTCCTATTAATTTATTTAAGTACCACTGTGCTTTCTTTAAATCTTCTAAGCCATTCTTATACTTATATCTCCATAGATACTTAACAATGTTTCCTTGTAAGTAAGACTCAAAACCATCTCCCAACATAGCTTCTAATGCATCTATACATTCAATGCCTGATTCATTGTAATGCTTAGGGTGATTAACCATGTCTTGTTCTTTCTCTGCCATCATTTTCATATACTCCATATGTCTTAGCATTTTTTGTTATCCTTGTCTGACTCAAAAGACAGTACCACAACATTGTCCTTTTTGTCAACAACTTTCAGCTTAGGTTGAGGTTTTTCTTCATTGTATTCTGCTTCTTTTATTAGTCTCTGTCTTAGGTCTTCATCTCTTTCCATTAGAGGAACACTAGCACATATACTTCTACAGAAATCTAGTACACCATAATAATCAGCATCATCTAATGGATTCTCAGGAGATGTCATTATAGATATGTTTACTCCACCTGTCCACTTATCATTCTTATCAATCTCAGGTCTTACATCTATTATAAAATCTTCATTGAATACTTTACTTAGTATACTCACTTGGGTCTCCTTAATTTAATACCCTTAAACTTTATGAACTTAGGGTGTTTATCTTTACCCTTTTCCTTTAGCCAATCTTCAGGTATTATTCTATCGTAGTATCTAAATCCGTATTTATCACACCATTGACCATAAGAGGACTTAGCACCTTTCTGTAACTTACTTCTACTATTAGTAAACACAAATCTAATATCTAAATCAGGATGTTGTTTCTTAATAGCTATATGTTTTTTTCTGTCTGCTGATAAGAATCTACCCTTAGTTTCTATTATTATACCATTCTTTAATATAAAGTCAGGGGTATAAGTGCGATATGTTAAATCTTCCCACTCAATCTTCATAGCTTCGTACTTATATCTGTACTTCAACTCCGTTAGATAAATTGATATGGTGTGTTCTAACCCACTCCTATACCCATGCTTTATAGCATCTCGTCTTATCTTATGAGGAGACATCTATGCTCCCTTAAGACTTACATACTGAACCATCTTAGGTTCTTTTGCTTTAGACATTTGTGCAGGAAGCTCTATTAGATTCTCCCAACAGGCATTTCTATATGAGCAAAATGTACAGTTTTTATTAAGAACAATGTTACCTGTCTCTTTACCTCTAAATGTTTCAGGTTCAGGTTCAAAACATCTGACTAGTTCCTTTGATTCAGTTGCCTTGACGTTCTTCTTTATTTTATCAAGCTCCTTGTCCATATCAATGTGAGCACGAACATACTTGAACAGACCATTGGCTTTATTAAGTACCCACCAACCACCTGCTTTCTTACCTAGTGCCTTAGCATAACCTGCTAGTTGTCCAACATAACCAAAGCTATCACCTGAATGTAAAGATTCATATGAATCAAACTTATACTTGTATGACCAATCAGATGCAGACTTAATATCATCAACTGAATCGTTCATAACTAAATCATAAGAGCCTGATATTTTAGTATCCTCATCAAGTTCAAGTGTTACATTGTCTGTGTCTTCAAACTTAACATTAGCTTCTCTTAGTACTGCCTTAAATACTGCTTCAACTATGTCACCAATCATCATGTTCATTACGAAGGTAGTAGGTTTAGGTA